TAGATTATATTTACAAAGGTATGAGATTCAAAGTAAACAAAAATCAAATCATTTGGTTGGTTGGGGGACAAGTTCAAGATGTTTGGTCGGTACATAACTTAGATATAAACGAACTCAAAACTATCATCATAGAAAGAATGATTAGTATGCACTTTCTCTACAAAAAATATCTAGTTCGACTATAATAAAAAATGTGTTTTTAGATTTTAATGTTAAGATAGATTTGTCGGCTCCACTAACCGATATCCTCCCATCACTGGCTATTCCTAACGGGATAGCCTTATCCAAAAGGAGTCCAAGCACACCTTATGAGTAAAGTTGAATGGGACGCAGAAAATGAAACTTACGCCGAGTTTAAAAAACGCCGAAGTGCAAGTTTTGGAGTTTCGGGAATGGGGCAGAAAAAACGAGAAGGCACAGGTAAAAAAAATCTTTCAGAGCTTAGGGAGAAAGCTTTACAAAGAGCAAATTACAAATGTGAGTGGCCGGATTGTAATTCCAAGAAATGGCTAGAGATGGCTCATCTACGAGCAAAGGGTATGGGTGGACGCGACAGATTAATATCAGACGACCCTATGAATGTTTGTATGCTTTGCAAAGAACATCACGATATATTTGACGGAAGACAGCGTCAAGGTTCTAAAAGAGAATACACTAACTTATTAAAAGGGTTTTTGGTATTAAAATGGCGACATGACAAATAAGTATGTTCCTACATTACCACCATTACATAAAGGACAACTAGAAGTAGCAAAATCTGATGCGCGTTGGAAAATCTTATGCGCAGGTAGGCGATTTGGTAAAACACGACTTGGTGTTCAAATGTGTATGGAGGTTGCACTTAATGGTGGTAGAGCTTGGTGGGTTGCACCTACATTTTCAATTGCAAGAGTTGGTTGGCGTGATATCGCTGCAAGTGCAAAATCTTTTCCTAGAGAAATAGAACCAAATGTATCTTTAGCTAATATGCAGATTGATTTAGCGAATGGAGGTTCTATTGCTGTTAGGTCTGCTGATAATCCACAAAGACTTCGTGGTGAAGGTTTGGACTTTCTTGTTATGGACGAGGCTGCTTTCGTAAAACCCGAAGTATGGGCAGAAGTTCTTAGACCAACACTTACAGAAAGAAAAGGTTCTGCTTTATTTATTTCTACTCCTATTGGAAGAGATAACTGGTTTTATGATTTATGGGAAGTAGCTGAAGACGCAGACAACTGGGAAAGATTTAGATTTGCTACTACTGACAATCCTATGATTGACCCAGAAGAAGTTGAGGCAGCAAAAGTAGAAGTAGGCTCTATTGTTTTTGCACAAGAGTATTTAGCAGAGTTTGTTGATGCTGGTCAAGGTATGCTAAAACCAGAATGGTTGCATTATTTTTCTATTGTTCCAGACGCAGCAGGTAATCTTAAATGTATCGTTGAAGGCTCTGAATATTATTTAAATGCACTAGAAAAGTTTGGAATTGTTGATTTAGCTACTACAACAAATAAAGATAGTGACTTTACAGTTATAACATCATTTGCTAGAACACCAGATAATAGACTTTTAGTTATAGATATGACTAGAGCTAAATTAGAAGGTCCGGACATTATTCCTGCGATAAAACGCGCAATGGATAAAAATAAGCTAAAATATGTAGGTATAGAACGCCAAGGTTTTCAAACCACGATAATCCAGATGGCGCAACGAGCTGGTATTCGTGTAAGAAATCTTAAGACGGATAAAGACAAAGTAACACGCGCACTTCCTTTATCTGCCCGTATGGAATCGGGAGATTTGTTTTTACTTCGTGATACACATTGGCTTCCGGAAGTTGAGAGAGAAATAATGACTTTCCCTGCCGGAGCACATGATGATATTATTGACACTCTGTCTTACGGTGTTCAAATGTTACAAGAACAACGAGGCTGGAGCGCGTATTAATGGCTGAAAACAAGTCAAGATTTTCAAGAGCATTAGATTGGTTAAATGCACCAACTGATGCAAGAATTAGAAGAGACCAAGAATCAAAAGGTCTTATAGTAAACCAAACAGAGTATTCATTTTTAAATCAAGCAGTTATGGGTTACAACACCCAATCTGGATATTTTGACCACAAAAAATTAGCTGAACTAGGAGACGGTACAGGCAACTCTGCTGTTATTGCATGTCTTAATGTTTTAGCTACAGCTTTCGCAGAACCATCACTTCTTGTATCTTCAAGAAATTCTGAGGGTGATTATACAAGAGATATGAACCATGAATTAGTAAAACTCATTAGGAGACCTAATCCTTACATGACACAACAGTTACTTGCTAACTATATTGTTACATCTCTTAATGCAAACGGCGATGCATTTATATATAAGAACAGAAATGCAAGAGGACAAGTTGTAGAATTAGTTCCTTTAATGCCTCATTTAGTAGAAGCCAAAGGTAACGAAAATGAATTAATTACACACTACCAATATCAACCTCAAGGTGGTGTTCAAGGTGAAGACAGTGTTAAGATTCCAAAAGCCGATATGGTTCATTTGCGTCAGAATGTTGACCCAAATAACATGAGGCGTGGTCTTGCTCCACTTAGAGGCGTTCTAAGAGAAATAGCAGGAGATGAAGCCGCTGGACAATATACAGCAGCTTTGTTACATAACATGGCGGTACCCGGAGTTATTCTCTCACCAAGAGACGATGCTATGGGTGGCCCAACTAGAGAAGAAGCAGAAGCTATTGCTGATATGTATAAGCAAAAGTTTGGCGGTAAGAACAGAGGTGCTCCTATGGTCTTGTCCGGTGCTATGAATGTTGAAATAGTATCTTTTTCTCCAGACCAAATGAAGTTAGCCGAATTGAGAAGAATACCGGAAGAAAGAGTATCTGCTGTACTTGGCGTTCCAGCTGTTCTTGCAGGTCTTGGTGCCGGTCTTGATTCAGCAACTTATTCAAATACAAAAGAACTTAGAGAGTTCTTTACCGAGTCAAAAATGGTCCCAATGTGGAACATGGTTGCGCAAGAATTGACTCATCAATTGTTACAACCAGAGTTCAATGGTAACGATAATCAATATTGTGAATACGATGTTGGTAGCGTCAGAGCTTTAGCTGATGACAAAGACAATCTCTATAAACGCATGAATACTGCTGTACAAGGGGGTTGGGTAACAATTGGCGAAGCTAGAAAAGTAGTAGGTCTTGAAGCAGATGATAGGCACGATGTTTATCTAAGACCGCTTAACATGATACAGGTTACAGAAGATGGAAGTCCACTTCTAAACGACCAACCTACTGAAGCTACACCAAGTAATGATGATGAGAATAAATTAACAACTATTGACTTACCGCCAGAAGTAGAAAGAGAAGATGTTCCTAAACCTACACCCACTTATTTAAATGAAGAAAAGTATATTGCAGAAATGCCTAATGGTGCTTACTGTGTTATTAGTCATGATGACGGAGAAATTATTAAATGCTTTGATACAAGACAAGAAGCAGAAAACTTTTTAAATAATAAAAAAAACGGTGTAATTGAAGAAGTTAAGGTATCTTTAGAAGAAGCAGAAACAATGTACGAACGAGGTGACAATTTGCATAGTCCAGAAGAAAAACAAACAAACTTTCCTAGAAGTGGTGATGACCAAAAAATAAGTTTATCTAATTCACAACATCCACAATTTCCAAGTTATGCTTATGTAAAAGATTTGAAAGAAAACTGGCCAGAGATTTGGAGAAGAGCTGGTACCGGTGGTAATCCTCCAACATCATTTACCGGTAATGATGCTTTTAATAAATGGACAGATTATAAAGGTGGGGATAGAAGCGAATCAACACTTAACTGGGTTAAAAGAAGAGAACGCTTTATGAATCGTCATAAGAAAAACAACAGACTAAATGGGATTATTGCTGTTATGAAATGGGGCGGTGTTACTGCCGGTGGTGTTTCACAAATGAAGTCAGTTGTTAATGATTATAAAAAAGTTGTTAGAGAACGCAGAAAAAAATCAATTAATATAGCTGAAGATATTTTAATGAAACAATTATCTGCACGAGTAAGAAAAGCTTTACAGAAAAAAGTAGAGGACCACAATAAGAAAAATCCTAAGCACAGAGCTACTTTAAGAATGCTATCAGCAGTATTTAGAAGAGGTGTTGGTGCTTACAGGACATCACCGGGTTCAGTAAGAGGTAATGTTACATCAGCTGACCAGTGGGCGATGGCCAGAGTTAACGGCTTTTTAAGAGCTTTGAGAACAGGTAGGTTTAGAAGAAAACCTTATGACCAAGACTTACTACCAAGTTCACATCCATTATCTTCTAAAAAGTCTGGTAATAAAGCAGAATCTGTAAGAGTAGGTCAAGCAGTTTCTTGGTCTATAAATAAAGACCCAGACCCACCATCAGTTGTTCATGGTATAGTCACTTCTGTAAACAATGAGGACAAAGAAGCGACAATGCAAGTGTGGGCTAGGTTAGAAAATGGTGACCATCAAAAGACTGATAGGAAAGTAACAATGCCTATTAGTAAGCTCAGAATCATATCAGACTTTAGGCAATAAAAAACTAAATCCCGAAATCATAGTATAAAATAGTTTAAACGCACATCTTAATAATCTATTGTACAATTTAAGATTGAAGGATGTATGAACAACGAATCTAAAAACATTGATATAGAGTTAAAAGATGACTCTGGTCAAGTAGAAGCAGTTTTCAGTATATTCAATTCCCTTGACAGTGACGGGGATGTTGTTATGCCGGGAGCTGTCAAATCTGGTTTTAAAAATAACCAAGTCCCAATGGTATGGTCTCACAAATGGGATATGCCAATTGGTAAAGGGACTATAAATCAAGATAACGATAAAGCAGTATTTAAAGGTGAGTTCTTTATGGACACTGAGTCTGGTAAAGAAGCTTATAACCTTGTAAAGAATATGGGCGATATGCAACAATGGTCATTTGGTTATAAAGTAAATGATTCAGAGTTTGCAAAAGCTGATGGACAAGATTCAGATGCAAGATACCTCAAAGACCTTACTGTTTATGAAGTTTCTCCAGTACTTGTTGGTGCTAATCAAGATACATATACTCTTGCTATTAAATCCAATACAGCATTATTAAAAGAAATCGCTAACGACCCAGAAGAAGGCTCAGAAGACGAATGTTGTGGAAGTTGCGAAGGCGAAGAAAAAGCTGCTACAGGTAAAGATATGTATGACAATCCGGGCGAAGCCATGGAAAGGTCAAAAGATATGAGTTGTGCTATTGGTGTACACACTCACAAAAATGCTTCTGGCGATACAGTTTTCATGCCTTGCAAAACACACGAAGAGTACGAAAAAGCTATCGGCAAGGGTTACGATGACGAAGACGATAAAAAAGGATACGGAGATGACGAAGATGAAATGAAATCGTGTAAATATCACGATGGAGGGAGATGTATGAAAGAATATGATGAAGATGGTAAAAAGTCTTCAGATGAAGTTTTAGAGGATTCACAGGAAGACAGCAAGTCTTTCTCTGAAGAAGTCATAGATGTGCTTGCTGCATTGGATGACTTAGTTGCAAGAGCAAAAGCAATAGCTAT